GTGATCCTAGGCATAGACGTATAGCCGTAGCCTGGGTTAGTCAGCTCGATCGTGTCTATCGAGCCGGTGGACACGTTAGAGAAAGACAGGACGGCCGACAGCACAGACGACACGTTGGCCGAAGCTAAGTTTGCAGACACCGCCGCGCTGTTCGCTCCGGTGGACACGAATGTCGCTCCAGTGTTTATCGGAACGTTGCGAAGCGGGCTTATCTTATCGCTGTTGATCGAGACGTTGGTTGCGTTAGACACTGAGAATATCGAGAAGCTCGCGCCTGAGCCACCCGTCCCAGTGTTGTCGATGACGATCCTCGTGTTTGCGATTCGGTACCCAGACCCTGGGTTCACGAGCTTGAACGTCAGAGCTGACTGGTCAGTGGTACCAGTGATCGTAGCGTTTGCGGCCGTGGCACCCGGCCCGGTTATCGTCAGGACGTCTCCGACTCGGTGGTACGCGCCGCGGCTTGAGCCTAGCACTATGTCTGCTAGAGACCCGCTGCTGTTGGTGATCGTCGCGGTGCGGCCCTGGTCGTCTCGGATCGTCTCGCCGTCCTCGAAAGTTCCGGTCACGGCCTCGAGAGTCAGCTCAAACGTCTGCACTCCGGACAGTGTGAGCTCGATCACACCCTGGACTCGACCCCTCGCTCCCGAAGTCAGGCCCGTGACCGTGGCGCCGTCCATCGCGGTCGGTGCGGTCGAGAACGGCTTAGCTACGCGAAGCACCGTCTCCTTGACCCAGCGGCCGTCGGAGGCGCGAAGGATGTCGTCGCCTGGGTAGTAGAACTCGATCTCTCTGTCGTACAGAGCGCGGAACAGGAACCTATAAGACTCCTGCGTGCCGCGCGTCCGGTAGAACTCTCTTATGTACTTAGCGAGGAGCCTCTTGTCCGCGAGAGTCGACTTAGGTATGCTCGTCATGAACTCGCGTCGGAAGTACTCGACGAACGAGTCTATCGTGCGGTCGACGTCCTGGTAGTCCTTGAGAGACCGACCGACGGACACCGCGCCACCGTCTCTCTCGAGGAACTCGTAGTACGCCTGGAGGAAGGAGACGAACTTAGGTCCGTCAGACCTTATGAACTCTGGGAACTGCGAGCTTACGAGAGAGGATATCCTCTTGTAAGTCTCATGTGCGCCTGAGATAGCCATCCTAGAAGGTCGTCAACCCAGGAACCTCCGCGATGATGGCGGTGTCGCCTATCGTAGAGATGTCGCTCGCGGTGGCTAGCACGGCTCCGGTCGAGTCGTTCAGCACGGCGATCCGAGAGCCCGCCATGAGGATGATCTGATTCCTGACTGCGTTGACGTTCTGAGAGACTGGGCGCGCAGTCACGTACAGGGCGTCTCCCGACACTGCGTCCGGCTTGAACGCGTTCAGGTACACGATGCCGTTAGTGTAGTCGACGGTGCCGACGCCGCGGTCCGTGTACACTCTGTCGAACCTTCCGACCGAGCTCCTATAGTATGTTCGGACTATACCAAAGCCGTTGTCCTCGAGGTACGACGTGAAGCCGTCCTTGGTGAACGAGCTCGACGTCAGCCAGCCGAACCCTGGGTGAGCCGAGGACCCGCCGCGCACTGCAGCCAGCTGCTCTCCCTCGCCGAGCTGCAGGAGGTGCGTGTTGAACCGAATCACATAGTCGTTCTTAGACGTGGTCGACGGACTGAACCTCTTCTGCAGGTCGATGACCGCGCGGCTTCCTGTGACGGCGTCGTCCACGTCGTCTAGGTACGCGAGGAACTTAGAGAGGCGGAACTTGCTCTCGAACTTACCTAGGTACGCTGACTCGAAGGACCTGACTCTAGCGGCTAGGGCCGCGGCGATCTCCGACGCGGTGCGCGTGGTCTGCTCTGGTACGTACCTGACCTCGACGTACGGCACCACGTACAGGTACGCTGGGTCCGTCATCTCGACGTCTATGGACTGAACGTTGTACCTGCGAAGAGAGGACTTGATCGCAGTCTTTCGGTTGGTCGACAGAAGAGTGCCGCTCAGCGGCTTAGCCGCGACGTACACCTTCCCGTAGATCGGTGGGTCGTTGTCCTCGCCGCCCCAGACGGACACAGCCTCTAGGTCCGGGTTGTCGCGAATGATGATCCTCTTGTAGTCCTCTGTAGTCACCGCTCTGTTCTGCGTCTCGTATAGGCGAGGAGCGTTGAAGCGGATCGACTCGATGGACTCAGCCGGTGCACCGCCAGACGCTCGACTCACGACTCGCAGCGAGAACGCAGTCTGACCACCGACAGCGCTCGCCGCAGTGAAGTTGTTCGCGCCGTTCGCGCGCTCGGCGCTGCACGCTCGGTAAGACACGGCGACCGTGCTGTTGAGCGGAGGCTTCTGACCGAGCACACCGTCTCCGAACCCAACCTTGTAGAGCTTATTACGGTCCGCCTCGACGAAGAAGTACTTAGAGCTTGAGTTGGCTGTGGTAAGATCGGTCGCCTCGGAGTAGGTCTGAGTGTTTCCCGAAGAAGTGACGGTCACTGTGATCGACGAGACGTCTGTGTTAGCGTTCGGTATGACAAACGACGTGTTCGCTGTAGTAAAGGTGAACTCATGCGTGAGAGGCTCGCCCTCGACCAGGTCAATGTATCCCTGGAACCCATTGGTTGAGTTTGCAGCAACCACATACGACTTAGGAGTCACGAACGTGTAGCTCACGCCGTTTACCGAAGTCCTAAACCTAGTGTTCTTATTGATTGAGATTGACCTAAAGGTCGCATTTGCCGTGGCTGAAGTGAATCTTACAAGAACGTTGGCAGTCGGACCTTTCGCAGAGGTCGGCCTATACCCAAGAGCTTTGGCACGAGACGCTACAGACTCGTACAGCTGGGCGGTGTCCAAGAAAGCTTCGTTCGCTGCCATATTGGCATAGAAGCTCATATAGTATGTGTTGTATGCTAGAAGGTCTATGAGAGTCGATAGTGCAGTGTCGCTAAAGTCAAAGCCTTCGAACTCACTCCTTCCCTGAAGATACGAGACTAGGCTCGCCCTGATGCCAGGGAAGTCTAGAGAAGATACGCTTAGGTTAGTGTTTGCCATCAGCGTATTCTCTCGATGTCGATGTTGGCCTGTGTGGCAAACCTAGAGTTTACTGGTCTAAACGTGACAGTCACCGTCAGAGCATTGTCGTCAGGATAGCCTACGACATCGACTCGAATCAACTCAGCCCGTGGCTCAAAGCTTCTCATAGCCGACTCTATCTGAAACTTTATGTCGGACTCGGTCGACGGTCCATAGAGCTCAAAGAGCTGAGCTCTGACGTTCCCACCTAGGAGCGGCCTAAACGGCCGTTCGTACTTATTGGTCAGTACGAGCATTCGGACTGCTTGCCTTATAGCGTCTATGTTCTTGAGAGTAGCCAACTTTCCAGTAACAGGATGCGGCTTAAACCTAAAGTCAAAATCTTTGTATACTAACTGCTTTATCGGCGCCGGCATCCTAGCCTCCAGTTTGTCTTATTTATCTGTGCATTTCTCTATTGACATAGCTGAAGAACCGTGTATAATGAGCCCTGAGCTCTTACAGGTAGATCTAGTATACGGTACAGAGCAGTCTAGACAGCAGTGACCTGAGACGATCCGGAGATGATCGTACCGAGACCAGCCGGAGTCTTTACGCTGTCTCCGACTCGAGCGACGGCCGGCCCACCCGACCCACCGAGGCGCACGTCCTTGGAGTCTACTAAGACGTACGAGCTAGACCTGACGGTCACTGGGCCCTCGACGGTCACGCTGACAGTCCCACCGACGGCCGAGTGCGCGTCTCCCGTGGTGCTCTCGTACCGACTACCGACCGTTCGGATCGCGACGTCTCCCTTCGGCCCGACCTCCACGTAGGTGCCTGACTTATGGTACACGTGCACTCTCTCAGCGCCGGCGGTGTCGTCGAGCTCTAGAATGTGGCCGGCCTCGGTCTCCATCACGTGGTTGTACGGGTACTTGGCCGCGTACGTACCGGTAGGTAGGCTCCACCCGCGGCCGACCGGAGCGTTGAGCGCATCGGTCCTCTTAGCGTCTAGGACCGAGTGTGGGTACAGAGAGTCTCCTCGAGCTAGGCGGTTAGAGTCAGGCTCGTCCAGCCTCATCGGGTACACGCCGTCTGGATCACTGAAGCCTCTAGATGGGTCAGCAGGTTCCTGCGGTACTCCAGGTATGCTTCCTATCACTACGGGCATCTGCGCGAGCTGCTTATCCATGAAGAATCCTACTACCCAAGTTCCCGGCAGGAGCCCAGACGGGCTAGAACCGATATCTCCGACAGCCGCTGATGTCGTAGGCTGCACCACAGTCGCCCACGGTAGAGTAAACGTAGGAACTAGAGACTTATCGTCAGTGTGCCAGGTGAAGCACCTCACGCGAACTCGGCCCAGCTTCAAAGGATCCATGCGGTCTTCGACTACTCCAAAGAACCATGTCATCCCACCCAGGCCTAGGTACTCGTTCTTTAAGCGTATCATTCTCTAACATTCCTTGGCTTAGACTCAAAGGACCCCTTGGTGCACTCAACTATATTGATGTACTCGCCCGAGGAGTTGAAGTTGTGACACACGGAAGTCACTAGGTAAGAGCCGCTCTCAAACTTAGCCTCCTCGAGTTTGCTATTCTTAGTCTCGCTCTGTTCCGGTATGACTAGGTCTATCACGTCGCCCGCTGCGAGCTCAGAGTACCCGGGTATAGTTATCGTCTTTCTGTTCGTGTGCGCTTGCTGTAGCAAGTATGCGGCTTCGATGGCTGCAAACTTTTGTCGACTCCTAGGGTACTGCTGCTCCCTCAGGTTTATGTATTGACTGCTATCGCGAAAGCCAGTCGTAGCGATGAACCTCGACGTCGACTCATCCGAGCCATCCAATAGACGACTCTTTGAGTCTAAGACCGGCATGTCGGCTTCGCCAACCTGCTTAACTTTATTGAAGTCTCTCTGATAGCTGTATGTGATAGTATCAAACTTTTTGGAGACTAAGTCTATAGCAAACGTCGTGCTGCCGAGGTACCCGGTGTTCAGCGCTCTTATAGTATCAGGAGAATTGTTCCTCTCTATCGTACGAATGATCTTGCTTGGGTTTATGCCATCGACCTGGTTGTCCAAGTTAACGTTCTGCATGCCGAGGTAGAAAGTGTCCTTCGTTGGTTTGGTGCTTAGGTACTCTAGAGTAGCAAAGTGGTATCCCCTATGATTCTCGAAGAACATATATGATGACGAAGGCGACGAGTCGGACTCACTCTCGGAAGCTAGCATACGCATCGCTATCATCGGAGACACTCTTGGAAAAATGTATCTCTGCAACCCACGCGTTGGCTCAACGGTCAGAAGTCTCTTAGTAGTAAGCTTAGAGAAGTGCTCAGAGAACACATCGGTGGCAATCGTAGATCCAAGCTTTGGTCCATACGCAGCAGATACTTGCATCGTGTTGGATAGAGTCAGTGGAGGCGAGGCGCCATGCAGGGTGTAAGCCTGGCTACGCATCTTAGCTTGGACCTGATTGTTTATCTTATGTATGTGATACTCGTTAGAGAATGACGTAAGCTCTCCTGGCGTATGAAATCTTATCGACAGCCTCTCGTCTCCGACTATAGGAAGTTGGTCGAGAAGTCCCTGTGAGTCTATGAGAGTCACTGCACACGTCATGCACGGCGCGTACACGTCTTCGAACAAACTCACGTCGAGGTACATTCCTTCTATATCGACTCTCTCAGAGCGATCAAAGTTAGTAAGTACCATCTCTTCGATGCTAAACGCACCTGGCTTGGCATTCTCACGAGCCATCTAAGCGTTCTCGTACATCTTTCTCAGAGTCTTCTTTATAGTAGGCACGAATGCTTTGTCAACTAGAACTATATTTCTTCTAGCATCGTTGTCTTTGACTTCCCTATCATACGCTGAGAGCACTCTCCTCTCGCTCGAAGATAAGCTGAGATAGGTGCTTCTGTCTACGACTAGAGTTCTCTCTGGAACCACGATCGTCTCACCGTCGTTAGTTGAGTGAGTCGACGCTTCGTTCAGGATCCATATGTAACTGTCTACGCGACCTTGCGCCGAAGAGACGCTGCCATACTTCTGCACGATGTATCTCTCAAAATCTAAGGTAGACATCGGCCACTGAAAGTATGGATCGTGTGTCTCGTTTGCGAGCAAGACTAGCCAGTCTAGAGTCTCATCGTCGTAGTACTTGTGTGCTATGATGTCTGGCCGCTCTCCGTCTTGCACAGAGTACTCGTATAAGACAATAGCGCTATTCTTAACCAAGTCTATTATCCTAAGGCGACTCGTGATGTCTATAGATTCTTGGTAGTTGCCTCTACCACTGTAATCATACATTACCTTAGGATGAACTGAAAAGTAGTGACTAGGCACGTCTACCTACCTCCAGAGAAAGTTTCTGGATCACCGATCTCTTCTCTAGTCGTGATCGTCGTCTCTTTGAAAGACATGCTTATCTGCACATTGACGGGTCTAGGAGAAGTAGCCGTACTCGACCTAAAGTACGCGGGAGTGTTCTCACCGTGATAGTTTACGTTAAAGCTCTCTAGGACCGATCGTCCGATCTCAAAGAGATAATCCTTATGCCTGAACTCAATCATAAACTCGTCTGGGTACGTAAAGAAAGATCGACCGAGCTTATCGGCTGCCGCAAACCCTGGGGACATGTGATACTTAAATCTCTTTATGATGGTCCTGATGATGTCAGTCTCAGTCTCATTCCTAGCCACTAGGTTATATGAAAAGCTGTGAGACCTAAAGTCAACACCCTCGAAGAGTATAGCTTTATGAGGATTAACTGCTACACCAACTACACCAGTTGCGGCTGATGCAAGTTCACCAACGATTGGCATTCTTTGCGCTGCAGATAGCGCAGCTGCCATACCAGCACCCGCGGATGATTTGAGTATGTTGCTAGTAAGTGATGTGGCATCTTCTTTACTTAGAGTGCCACCAACCATCTTATCATACACCGATCTCAATTCAGCGGCATTCTCAGCCGCAACACCGAACGCTTGGCCGGACATTACACCATAGTCAGCTTTGTATCCGGTAGTAAGCTGCGCCGGCATCGGTAAGTTTATAGTGAAGAAAGAGTCGGTGACCTCTCTAGAAGACTTTCTATCCATGAAGCTACGTTTTACGGCTCTGAAAGTCGCAACGTGATCTATATAGTCCAAGTCACTCGGGAATGACACGGCTCGTCCAGACGACGGCGTTCTGCTAAGTGATCCTAAGGCATCGTTTTCTGCAGTTAGCGGCATGAATCCTCCGTAGTTATTTATGGCCCATAGATACAGTAATGGCTTACAGAGGGCGGTTCGTACCCAAGCATCCAGAGAAGTACGCCGGCGACCCAACGACGATCGTGTACCGATCTCTCTGGGAGCGGCGAGTCATGAACAGCTTCGACCAGAACCCAGGCGTGATCAAGTGGTCGAGCGAGGAGGTCGTCGTGCCCTACAAGTCGCCGGTCGACGGCAGGTGGCACAGGTACTTTCCAGACTTTGTGGTCCGAGTGCGCGACCGAGACGGTAGGCTGTCGACTAGGATGATCGAGGTCAAGCCGCACGGCCAGACCGTACAGCCGAAGCCTCACGAGGGCGGACGAAAGCCTACGAGGAGGTACATCAACGAGGTGGTCCAGTACACAATAAATAGCTCGAAGTGGGCCGCGGCTCGAGAGTACTGCGAGGACAGGGGCTGGGAGTTCGTGGTCCTCACCGAGAGGGAGCTGGGCATAAAGTAGATGGCCGCCTACGTTTTCGACGACATCCTGAATCGCGGAGAGCGAGTCGGTGCGGCTCCCGGCAAGTCGGCCGAGTCTCGCGACTGGTTCCGTCGAGCCGCGACTCAAGTGACCGACGTCAGTGCCGGAAAGCTGCTTCGCGCCGACCCAGACCGTCTCGTCGCTCGGCCTAAGATCGGCGGTATGTACTTGTTCAAATACGACCCAAAGGGAAAGAAGACGCTGCCGTACTACGACGTGTTCCCCCTCGTGTTTCCGTTCGCGTCGTCGGGTACGGGCACTAGAGCGCCCGTGAGCGGCCAGTCATTCCACGCGATAAACTTGCACTACCTGCCCCTTCGCATGAGAGCGAAGCTCATGGACAAGCTGTACGAGCTCGTGACGGACAAGAGGTACGACGACAGCACTCGCCTGAAGCTGTCCTATCAGGTACTGAGCTCAGTGTCTAGGTTCGAGCTGTTCCGCCCGTGCGTGAAGCAGTACCTGGTCAACCAGCTGCAGTCTAAGTTCTTTCACGTCCACTCGAGCGAGTGGGACATGGCGCTGTTCCTCCCACTCCAGAAGTTCGTCGGAGCACCGATGTCGCAAGTTCACAGAGACTCGATGGCGATGTTCAAATGAGCTTCAGCATAGATAGGTTTGGCTCTGAGATAGGAAGGAGAGGCGTAGCCAAGCCTTCTCTGTTCTATGTCAATGTGTTCTCACCTCGCGGGATGACTGCTCGAGGAGACAACCTACCCCTTAGGATAGAGTCATGCAACTTTCCCGGTAGGAGACTCCTAACGACCGTCTTAAGATACGCCGGCCCTCCTAGGATGATACCCTACTCATTCGATAAGAACGGTGTCTTTAGCTTCAACACTATCATGAGCGAGGACCTATACGAGCGCGAGTACTTCATGCAGTGGCAAGACTTAGCCGCTGGTGGTACTGTTCGCACTGATAGATCAAGCAAGAATGCCGGACAGTTCGACGTTGGGTTCTATGACGACTATGTCAGTCGAATAGAGATACTACAGTTCGCTGAGTCACCAGTGTTTCAGGGAAGAGGTGGCGAGCCTAAGAATGTACTCTCGCAGTTGACGGACATAGCACAGACGCTTGGCTTTGATCCATCCATCGTAACTAACCCATTCGGTATAGACGTGTTTGGTTTGAACAGATCGACTCCAGTCGTGATAGAAGCTACTAAAATTACCCTACACGAAGCGTATCCCATCGCGATATACGACTATGCTTTAGACTGGAACTCGGGCGACCAGTACGGTAAGCTTCAAGTCGACATGGAATATGTCTATGCCACTGAGCAGCACAGCTCTCCAGAGCACGAACGCTTCAGCAGGCTGCAAGACAGCAAGAGCACTATGAGACGCACGATAGAGTCTTTTCAGCACTTCTTACCAGTCGCGTCTTCCATAAGAAACCTCGGCTTCGGTGGGGCACTCAGGGCTGGGCTAGACTCCACTAGGTCTAGCGTCGCGACTAACATATCGGCTCAGAAAAAGATCTTACCATTCTAGGAGTGATGCATCATGGCTCTACCAAAGATCAGTAATCCTCTCTTTGTGACCAAGCTTCCTTCTGACGGAACGGAAGTTACATTCAGACCATTCCTCGTTAAAGAGGAGAAGGCTCTTCTAGTCGCTGGAGAGGCTAAAGATTCCGACAGCACTATAAGAGCTACTTGCCAAGTCTTGCAGAACTGCATAGTGTCTCCTGAGCTGGATGTGAGCAAGCTTCCAACTTTCGACATTGAGTACCTCTTCATGAAGCTTAGATCAAAGTCCGTTGGAGAAGTTGCAACTCTGAGGTATAAGCACAGCGACGGTGTAAACCGTAGTGGAGTCAAGTGCGACGGCGTCAGTGAGATCAGTGTTGATCTCGACAAGGTCGAGTGCCAGAAGACTGAAGGTCACACTAGGGACATAAAGATCTCAGATAAGTACACCGTGCGCATGAGGTATCCAACAATCGACAACGTTAAGAAGATTGTATCCATGGACGCAGGTGGGGTATCGAGTATGATGGATATGATGGCCGACTGCCTAGAGTGTGTGTATGACTCAGAGAACAGCTTCGAACCCGACAGCAAGAGAGAGTCCATTGAGTTTATAGACTCTCTGAGCCAGGAGCAGATGCGTCGGATAGTTGAGTTCTTCTCCACCATGCCTAGGCTCAGCCACACTGCTAAGTACTCTTGCCCATCGTGTGGGCAGGAAGACACGGTGACTCTGAGAGGACTCAATGATTTTTTTTAGCATCCCTCTCGCACAACACTCTAGCAAACTATTACTATCTGTCTTGGGCTCTGATGCACTTTCATAAGTACACGCTCACTGAGATAGAGGGAATGATGCCGTGGGAGAGGGAAGTGTATGTAAGATTTATAATGGATCAGATAAAGAAGGAAGAAGCTGAGAGAAACAAGAGGTAGCAGATGGCACTACCAAACGTAAATTCTTCTGGAGATGGTGGTAAGTCTTTCGGCGAAATGCTGAGAGACTCGAATCTATTACTCCATGAAGTCGGGTCTAACATAGTAGAGCTCAATGCAAAAGCTAATGTGACTAACTCTACGCTCGGGAGCATAGAAAACGTCACGAAAGCTATGTATGCTTCTATAAATGAACTCAAAGACGCTTTCCTAACCGATCAGCAGAGAAGATCTGGACAAGCTAGAGAAGCTAGTCTCGAAGCTAAGCCAGATGTAGCGGGCGCCCCCACGCCAGGTAAACCTGAGAAAGAGAAGGGCGGTGGATTCCTTGATATGATCATGGGGTTAGGCGGGATCGCTGCGGGCGCGCTCGGACCAGTGATGAAGTTTATATCCCCTCTGATCGAATCTTTGAAGAAAGTTGGAAAACTTTTCCTCAAGTTCTTAGGACCGGTAATGGCTCTCTTTGATGCCTTCGAGGGATTCCTCGTAGGATTCTCTGAGGAAGGCGACATCATTTCTGGAATAAGAGAGGCTATCGCAAACGTTGTGAAAGGATTCATTGAGCTACCAGTTAAGCTAGTCGCAATGCTGATGAAGTTACTTGGATTTGACGAAGCCGCAGACGAGCTCGAGAGCAAAGCGGCTAAAGTCATAGACACTCTGCTAGACTGGTTTAGAAAATTCTTTGACTTTGCAACTGTACTATTCCAAAATCCAAAGCTAGTCATGGCTGCGGTGAAGGAGACTTTCGACGAGTTCATTCACGATACGATTGAGAACGTTAAGAAGTTATTCTATGACATGAAGGACATGGTTCTGGACAAAGTCGCTGACGCTATAGAGTCTAGCGCAGACCTAGCTGACGTAGTGGCCGGATTCCTAAACGACACAATCGAGAACATTAAGAAAGTCTTCTTCGATGCTAAAGACATGATGGTCGACATGATCGCAAAGGTCATGCGTGGTCTAGCGTCTGCTCTGCCTAGCGGTAAGATCAGTCTCGGAAGTATACCTGAGTGGGTGCCGGGCATAGGTGGCAAAGAGATCTCTATAGACTTAGGTAACGGCCTAACCGACGGCTTGACTAAAGCAGCCGAAGCTCTAGAGTCTATGAAGACTGGATACCAGAAGCAGACGTACGGAGGTGGTGCTGGCCCAGCGATGCGCGGAGCAGCTGAAGAACTTAGAGCGTCTAAGACTGGGTATCAGAAAGAAAGTTTTGAGGGAACTGGCGACAAGCAGAGACTGGGAGAAGCTTTTCAGAAGAGGCAAGACACCGGCGGTAAAGTAAAAGCTGGAGAAGGTGCTATAGCTGGTGCCATGGGATCGCCGACCGCGGCCGGCGCGCCTGCTAGAGTCGAAGAGGGTAAGAAGGGAACCCTCGACGAGGTCACTAAGTTTTTTGTTGGTAAAGGATTCACTCCTGAGCAGGCAGCTGGCATAGCTGGAAATCTAATGCAGGAGTCAGGTCTAAACCCGAATGCCTTTAATCCAGCAGGAGGTGGGCAAGGGGCGCACGGCATCGCGCAGTGGCGCGGCGACAGGTGGGCTGGGCTCCAAGAGTTTGCTAAGAGTAGGAACTCGTCTCCAAATGATCTGTACACTCAGCTCGAGTACATAATCCAAGAGCTTTCTGGAAAAGAAAAGAACGCTATGAGGCTGCTGCAGCAGGCTAAGACTGCAGAGGAAGCGGCTAAAGTCTTTAGTAGCGCGTATGAGAGGGCTGGTGCTGGAGCACATGACGAGAGAAGAGTGGCTTATGCAAACCAAGCTCTTCAGTCGTACTCAAAGGGGCAGGCCCCCGGCGCAGTACCTGCTGGAGCTGCGCCAAGCGAAGTAGGTAGTCAGATCGCTCTGGCAGCTGCCGCACCTTCTGGTGCCGCGGCATCGAGTGTGATCGCTCCTACTACAATAAACAATGTTTCGCAGGGTGGCGGAAGGGGCGGTGCCCCGAGCGGACCTTCTGTCGCTCGAGACACTGACCCATCACTGATAGCCGCGATGCAGAATATCTATGCGGCCGCTTAGTCCTCGGCGAGCTTCTTAAAGAAGTCGAGGCCCTCCTCCTCGTCGTCCTCCCAGCCAGCCTTCTTAGCCGGCGCAGCCTTCTTCTCAGCGGCGGGAGCGACTCGCGGTGCAGCGACCGCCGGAGCGTCCTCGGTCACGTCTCGGCTCGACGGAGTAGCACCGAGCACGCGGTCGAGCTTAGTCTTCAGCTCGTCGTAGCTCTTGAACTTGCTCGGGTTCATGAACTCCTGCAGCGAGTAGCACTTCGTCAGGATCGCCGCCATCGCCTCGTCGCTCTCAGCGATCGGAGACGGCTTGTCGAACTCCGACTTGTCGTAGTTGCGGTACCCCTCGACGTTCCGAGCCTTGAGGCGGAAGTTCGCACCGAGGTCGGGGTCGAACGGGTTCATCGGAGCCTCGTCCTCGAACGCCGGCTCGAGCTTCTCCATGACCTTGTCGAAGACCTTCTTGCCGTACTTGAACAAGAAGACCTTGCCCTCGTTGTCGGGGTTGGCCGTGTCCTTCACGACGAGGATGTTGCTGACGTACGTCAGCTTTCGCTTCTGAGCCCGGGCCTGCTTGCGAGCCGGAGACTCGTCGTCGGTCGTGGAGTTCCAGAGCTTGGAGTTCATCTCGCCGACCGGGTCGGTCTTACCGATGGTCGTGAGGCTGTCCTCGATGTACCAGAGACCCGACGGACCCCTGAAGCTGTGACGCCAGACTCGGACCCAGGGAACGTCCTCGCCGGCCGGCGCGGGCAGGAAGCGAATGACCGCCATCCCGTTGCCGTCCTTGCCGACGCTCAGGCTCCACTCGCGGTCGTCCGCGTAGCTCCGCTCTCGATTGTTGATCTTTGAGACCTCGCCCTTGAGCTTGTCCATCGCGGACTTGCGAGAGGAGCGGATGGACTCTAGAGTAGACATCGTCATGTGTTTCGTCTCCTTGTGTGTGTCGTATGTTTGTATGGTCGCGTGTCTCACTCAACCATAGTGACGCTAGTATATATCATCGCTCGTGCCTGATCATCGCCTCCCCGTAAGTCTCGTTAAGAACGACTCGACGGTCCCCAGTCGCACTGAGGGCCTCCTCGAGCTGAGCGACTCGCTCGCGCAGCTGCTTGACCTCGTACCTCAGGCGGTCTAGCTCGACCTCCCTGGCCTCGTCGCTCCTCTTACCGATCACGGGCGCACTCCCTGAGCGCGTCGATCATGAGCTCCTCGACCGCGCCGCGCTCGATGCGCTGGGCGAGGAACGGAACGTACTTCCTGATGAGGCGGGCGTAGTCAGGCACGACTACGTCGGACGAGTAGGCCTTCTTCCACGAGCCGGCGTACCTCAGGACCATGTCTGTGGCTGCCATAGTCTCCAGAGAGAGGCGGCGACCCATGTGCAGCCTGAGCACGGGTGGGTACGACGACTCGCCCGGCTCCCACATGCGCCGCGGGTCCCCCGTGCACTCTCGAGCGATGATGCCGACCTGGTCTCGCAGGTGGTACCTGAGCGACTCGACCCTCCGCCGCCACTCGAGGTACGTCTTCTCGCTGAAGTCACCGACCCAAGTCTTTCCAGCCGCGACGTTCGCGACTAGATAGTCGGTCAGTTCCTGCCCACGGTACTTCTTCTCGATGCGCGCGAGTCGACCAGCGTCCCTAGAGTTGATCCTGCCGCTCCGCACTCGACCGTTGTACTTAAAGAAGTCGTACCCGTCGGTCGAGAAGTGAAGCTTGACCGCGATGTACCTCTCGCTCGCGAGCGCGCCAGCCTGAGTGTCAGTCAAAGAACTCACTCCTAGACTCCCTCTCCGAGTCGCAGTACATACACCTATACTTCCAGACGTTAGAGTCTGGGATCGTCTCGACGTCGTAGCACGCCCACTCGTGCCAGCCGATCGCGCACATCAGTCTGCTCAGGAGCCTCATACCGGCAGCCTAGCCCCTCGCTTACGCTTGAGTAAGTTGAGAGTGGTCGCCTCGGTGCGAATGCTCTTGCGAATCCGAGGAGTGATGAGCTTGTTCACCGACTCGATCTCTATGCCCGTCTCGTCGCAGACTCGGACTATAGCATCGATGTAGCTCATCTGACCGTTGGCCGCTCGGTCCTCGATCATCTTGCAGAACTTATCGGACCCTATGATCTTAAGCTCAACGCTCATCTTCCACCCTGCACCCTTGGTCGAGCCGGTCGATGTCCTCGTCTCCCATAGGCTCTGGCCAGTAGATCTCGAACGCCACGGTGTCTCTCGTGCAGACGAAGCAGTGGTATAGACCGGGCTTCACCGCAGTGTACTCTCCGGCTCGCAGGACCGTCTTATCTGTGACGCTGTTCTCGCGGTACGTCTCGATCACGAGCTCTCCAGACTCGACGTAGAACCCGTTCCACTTGTAGTGGTGCCTATGCACGCTGCATCGGTAACCGGCTCGCACCTCGATGCGGTGCAGCTCGGCCATCGGGTTCACCTCGATCGCCTCCGTGCTGCCCCAGATCTTTCCCTGCTTACCCAACTCGATCCTCCGTCATACTCTTTGATTTGACAATATAATCTATCTCGAGGAGGTTGTCAACGACTCTCTCGAAGTCGGACAGCTTAATCATGTTCGCGCCGTCGCTGGGAGCGTTGGCTGGGTCGGCGTGAACCTCCATGAACACTGCGGCCACTCCCACTGCGACGGCCGCGCGCGCGAGCACTGGAGCGAACGTTCGGTCGCCGCTCGACGCGCTTACGGCCCCGCCCGGGAACTGAACGCTGTGAGTGCAGTCGAACACCACGCTCGAGAACTCTCGCATGACCGCGAGGCTCCTCATGTCGACCACTAGGTTGTTGTACCCGAAGGTCGTCCCACGCTCCGTCAGCATGTGGCGGTCGCAGTCGAACTCCTCGAGCTTGTCTACTATCCATCGAGTCTCGTTCGGCGACAGGAACTGCCCCTTCTTAACGTTCACCGGCTTGCCAGACTGCGCCGCGGCCTTCAGTAAGTCGGTCTGACGGCACAGGAACGCTGGGACCTGCAGGACGTCGGCTGGGATCGTATCGCAGTGCCAGGCCTCGTGAACGTCGGTCAGTATCTCGACGCCGAGCGCCGCCTTGACGTCCATGAACCCGTACACGGCGTCGTCGAACCCGACTCCTCGGTACCCTCGCGCGTGAGTTCGGTTCGCCTTGTCGAAGGACGTCTTATAGATGTAGTTGACTCCGCGCTTTCGGCAGACCTCTTGGACGACTCCCGCGTGGTCGATCGCGTGCTGGGTTCCCTCGAACACGCACGGCCCAGCTATGACGCTCAGCCTCTTGCCGTTGCCTAGGCCATTGTAAAACTCGCTCACGCTACCTCCTGTAGAACACATGGTTGTCGATCACGCCTGCGGTCTTATACCGCTTCCTCCAGTCGTTCTGAAGAGTCTTGACGTGAAAGTGCGTCGCTCCTCGCGTCGGGTCGTCGACCCACTCAGCGAGTATGAGGTCGGTCACTCTCTCGCACCGCTCCCACTGGACTGGGTCGACCCTCGCTCTAGCAATCCTCCTGTCGCACGCCCACGTGTACTGGCACTGGCGGCCGGTCTTCTGGTGAGCGACCGAGCATATCGTGCTCGGGTACCTGGAGTCGCGCACGCGGTTCATCACGGTCATTCCGACCGCAGTCATGCCGCGGATCGACTCTCCCCGAGCCTCGTGATAGATGACTCGAGTCAAGCAGTCGCGCTCCGACGTATGCCACTGCCTCGGTAGAGGCACGCGGACCACCTCGATGACTGGCGCGGCTGCTACGATGGGAGCTGCGTTAGTCTCCCACCCACCCGTGAACAACACTGACGCGATGAACGCCGCTACGGCTGGCGCTGCTCTCTCCATTATTAGTCTCCCTCTAATGGAGCGGGGTGCTTCTGTTCCCAGGTGCACCCCGCGAGAAACCCGGCTAAGGCTGACTAGGCAGCCAGAGCGAGAGTGCCGTTATCGTTAGCACCCATGCGTTTGGCCTATCAGGCGGCCATCCCGTCACCTCCGACTACGCTTCTTCCACTCGTCGATCCTAAACTCGGCCCCGTCCCTCTGCTTCGCCGCGAGCGCGGCGTTCAACTCGTCGACCGTTCTATAAGCCACTCTCGAGTCAGTGATCGTGGCTTCCAGCTCTCCGAGAGAGTTGTAGACGGCGTAGTAGACTCTCTGCGCTGACTTCGGCAGATCGTCGACTCCCTCGAATGGGTTACCGTCTAAGCGCCTCTCTTCTAGCCTATACATGGTGGAGCCGGCGGGAGTCGCACCCGCGTCCGATGTAGTTTCTACGAGTCATCAACGATGACTAGTTATATATACCACACTCGCTCTCAGTTGTCAATAGACGGTTTTCGTTTCGGATTCGCGAGAGGCGCGATCATCCTAGTGTTGAATCCAGACGTGATCATGCAAGCGACTTCGTCTCTGATTAGAAACACCGTCATCGTCCCAGTGCTCCCGTTCACAGTCATTAGTCCGGTGAGGACGTTGTCGCTCCCCGCCCACTTAGCGACCGGCGCCTCGTCGAACGGCTCAGTCATGACTTTGTTTATCAAAGCATCGGTCGGTCCGCATATGACCGGCATGTCCATTGTTCCAAACTGAGCCACCGCTGGGCTCACCGCGACTGCGCTAAGAGTCGCGACTAGGACTGCTACTATAGTCGGTCTCACCTCGGCCTCCTCTGCTCGAGAGCCTCTATCAGTGGGCGCACGTACCGGCTCTTGGGGCGCGCGAACGCTTGGGCGACTCCGGAGTCGCATGCTATAAGCACGACGACGCCGGGCACGGGTATCCCAGTCCGCTCCTCGAACATTATCGCGTACGCCGTCGACTGAAGGAAGTAGTCGAGGACGTGGGCCTCGTCCTTCTCGTGGTCCGCGGTCTTGTAGTCGATCACGGCCAGGCGTCCGTTCCACCGACCGACGAGGTCGCACCTTCCGGCGGTCTCTAGGAGGTGGGACCAGAGCGGCGCCTCGACCGCATGGTACTCCTCGAGGTTGCAGTCGATCAAGTCTCGCAGGTTGCGAAACGCTCGCGCGCGCACTGGGTTGGTAGGCTCCTCGTAGTCTTCTCCGAGGACGTACTTCTCCATGACGCTGTGCACCGCGCTCCCTCGAGTCGACGCTCGCTTAGACCTAGCGGCGGCCTCGGCGACGCCGACTCGAGCGCGCCACTCCGCGAGCGCCCGCCTCTTGGCTGGATCGTTCCCGAGTATCGTCGTGATCGAGTGGTACGAGTACAGACCCGTCACTGGATCGCTGTGGCTCCCGGGCACTCGATAGACGCGCCCGGACTCCGTAGTGACCGTCTCGACTTCCCTAAGCTTTGCTAGGGACCTCGAGTCCCTGATGACTGTAGTACGCCGCATAGAGCACTCCCTCGATGGCTCGGATCTTCTCGAGGTACCCCTCGCGGACCCAGCCGTCATTCCTAAAGTTGTCGACCTCTCTCCTATAGAACTCGAGGTCTCCGCGAAGCTCCCTCGCGTAGTCGGCTGGGCTCATCTAGACCACTCCCTCCTCCAGCTTCGCTACTATATAGTCCCTCACCAGGTCCGACCTGACTATGTCGTCCTTCGTGAACTCCACTCGAGTGAACGACTTCAGCCTCGAGCAGATGCGCATGAACTTCTGAAGGCCGTTGCGCTCGTCTTTGCGCCACAAGTCGGACTGCCTGAAGTCTCCGGAGAATATGACGCGACATCCGTCCCCCATCCTCGTTATGACTGAGTCGAGCTCGTGAAAGGTCATGTTCTGGCACTCGTCCACGATCACAGTGTTGTCTCGAAAGGTCAGGCCGCGGACGAACGACGTCGTGGAGAACTGCAGGTACCCGAGTGACTTGAGCCTGTCGTACGCGTCCGTCCTTCCGGTAAGCCGCTTCAGTATAGCCACGTACGGAGCCTCGTAGACCGCAGACTTCTCGCTCACTCCGCCGGGTAGGAACCCCATGTCTCGAGTAGGCACGACGCTCCTTATGACGACGACGGGCCTGGGCTCTCGACCAGCGATCGCGGCCTCGAGCGCGAGGTACAGAGACAGGAACGTCTTTCCCGTCCCAGCGACTCCGTGAAGTATGAGGTTCTGTCCGGCCGCGTACGCGTCGAACACTCGCGACTGGTTGACGGTCTTAGGAGAGGTGTGAGACAGTGACGGCGGCCTGAGCGACTCGACTCTCTTAAGGTCCCTCCTCTCTCGCTTCGTGAGGGTCCTCTTCTCGAAGAAGATCGAGTCGTCGACAGAGACGCTCAGTGTCACGCGCTCCTCCCTAGAATGTGTTGACGGTACTCCCGCGGTGCCTGCGCTTGATGTTTCGCAGGATGTCTCGAAAAGAGTCGTCTGGTTTGTTCCTACCGGAGTTGACGCCGGTGACTATCAGCGGCGCGGCTGGCACCAGGGAGAGGCTCGGGTTCTCTCTGAGGTGAGACTCCATCTCCGATATGGACATGAGGGTCGTCACTCTCTCGCCAGTGTCTCGGTCTATGAACGTGTACGTCGGCATGTCAGTTTATTTATCTCTCGCGCTGTCTATAGATCACACTTCGTCGGACATGCTCTCGCGGACCGTGTTCCAGAAGCGACGATCCGCGAGCGCCACTGCTAGAAGAGTCGCGAGCACGCTCCCGGACCGGCCGAACAGGACGATCGGCACTAGGTTGACGATCGCGACGTACGCCCCGACGCCGATCATGTACGGAGCCGCGACCCACGCGGGGACTCGCCTCCGCAGGTACGGCCTCTCGGACTCCAAGAGGAGCTCGGTCACTCGCTCTAGGCGCGCGTGGTCCCGCGGCGTCACAGCGCGAGTCCGAGCTCTCGAGCCGCGAGGATCCGCTCCGTGTACCAGCTCGGAGCCGGCCGCCCCCGCTCCCACTTAGCGAACCGCCGCTTCTTCTCGAAGTAGAGCTCTCGGTAGCTGTCGACCGCACTGGCCTGCTTGTGCTCGTCCGGCATCGCGAGCGGGTGCGGCGTCAGTGGACCGACTCGAATCTTACTCGGCGGAGTCGAGAGCGCGGCCTCGAGGCCCGAGCTACGCACCGCGTGCTCTCGGCCGTACCGGTACGTGTACTCGTCGGACAGCGCTCTCAGGAGGCGCCGCGCCCAGTCGTAGTTG